CAGCATGCTTTCCATCATCAATCGAAGGAAGTTCAAAGTCTCCAATCTCATCAGCATGTACGAGCTCAAAGCCCTCACGTAGCCTAGACATTACATTCTTCTTATCTTCCTGACCGACAATTTCGGCTCTTATCCACCTGTAGGTATAGCCTTCAGGTGCAGGTGGTGTCTCCAACATAGATGGGGGACGCCATGGTTTGCGAGCGTTCATAGTAGCTCGAGTATCAGCAGAACGCGGAGTTCTGTTATTTTTTTCTTTTTTATCAGCCATATTTATTACCTTTTAATATGCTTAGCGTATTCTTGAACTGGTACATTTAAACGTCTAGCCATTTCGACTTCGCTTTTGCTTAGTCTGACTTGACGTTTCTTGCCAGAGCTTTCTGACCTTCCAGCTGGAGCAACAGTTTGTTGCATTTTTGCTTTAGGTTTTGCTTCTCCGCCATCGTTAAACTTATGCGGAAATTCGACTCTAATACGTTTGTCTATCTCATCATAGTACATTGAGTCGCTAGGATCAAACCCTTCTTCCTCAATTAATTTCTGATGAATGTTAAAAGCAGCCATAGTCATTATTTCGTCTTGACCAAACCACTCGTTTTTTTCTGCCCAAGACTCTGCCGCAGGGTCTGCTTGCGGAGTCGGAGCTTGAACTTGTTGTTGAAAAGATTGCTCTTGCGGTACATTTTGATATACAGGCTCTCTTTCAATTTGCATTCTATTGTTAGCTAATTTACTTTCTTCAACAGTAATCTTGTCAAGAATTTCTTGGGCTTTTGTTACTTTGTCCCAATCTTGTTCTTGATAAGCATTCTTTAAAACAGTATTAGCTTGAGCTCTTTGAGATTTTAATCTATTTTCAGCTTCACCATAGTAATTTTTATTTAACTCAGATGTGCTGGTTTTTAGATTTTCATTCTCTTCTTGTAAGCTTTTTGCATACTCGTAAGCAGATTGAGCTGCACGCTCTTGCTCACGCATTTTTTTGGTTAAATTAGCAATACGTTTTTGAACATTTTTTGAATAGTTCTCTAGTTCGTCTTGCTCCTCATCTTTTTTAGTTTCTTCTTCAGAAACATCTTCTACAGCGGCTTGCGCCTCTTGATCTTCTTCTGGAACATCAAGTTCTACAACCTCGCCTTCATCAACCTCTTGTTCTGGAGCTTGATTATTTTCCTCTTCTAGCATGAGTCCTCCTCACGTTTACAGCGTGACGATATCATCGGGATCTTGAATGGTCGCGATAACTTCGTCGTCGTTAATAATACGGCATTCTGCATCATCGCCTAACTTAAAGCGAGCTCCAGCATACCGACCAATTAGCACCCATTGCTTCTCTTCACACCAAGGTGTGTCTCCAAATTTGTCTTTGTCTTTGTAACAGAGCGGACCCATCTTAATCACATACGCGACGACTGAGGCCAAAGCTTCTCTGTCAACTGATTCTTTTGTTAATACAATTCCACCCTTAGATACACCTCTACCTCTGTAAGGAAGAATTAACATTCTCCATCCAGTAGGGTTAGGCATTCTTTCTATTAAAGTTTTGTCAACTAAGGTAGGATCTAAAACTCGATCTTCTGCGCTGACAAAAGCTTTGTCAACTTCAGATTTGTTTTCTTCTGCTTTTGTTTCTGCGGCTTTGTCGTTCTCTAATTCAGCTGCAATATGGTCAGGTACCAATACTTTGTTCTTCGTCATTTTCTTCTATCCTCTCTAGCAACTCCCTAAGTTCTTGTTCTACGTCAATAGTCGTCAAAAGATTTTACACCGTTGAGCAATTGGCTCTGGGTGTCCTCTTTCTTCTCCTTTAGCCTTTTTTTTAATTGGTCAGCTACCCAAATCGTTGACATTAATAAATGCCAGAAAACTTACCGCCGAACTCAGCAGCGCCCATACCTCTAGCTTTACCTTTGCCCATTCCTGGCTTTGGCGAAGCGTTAGCAGAAAAAGTGCCTTCATTATTTTTAGAAGGAACAGTTCCTTTGTTGCTGTATGATAGTTTGTTCTTATCTACTTTTATATTTTTAGCCATTTGTTTACCTAAATTGATCGAACTGTTTTAGACCGATATCAATCAATTTTAATTCTTTTTGTTGATCAAGTCTATCTTGAGTCGTTTCGTCCTTCATTCTAGCAATATCTCGCTGAGCGTCAATCCTTTCTCGATCTATTTGATCTTGTCTAGCTTTTTCTTCAGCTCGCATTTCCTCTTTAACGGCAAATTGTTCTTTTTCTTGTTGCAACTCTTGACCTTTGAGTGCTAGTTCTTGTTTTCTAATCGCTACCAACGGGTCTTCTTGCGGCGGAGTTGCTACTTGCTGAGCAAACTGAGCCATTAAATCAGTCATTATTGGCGAGCTAAACTGCGCCAACAGTTCACTAGCTTGTTGATTGAGCGCCGCCGCGTCAACAGGTGTGGATTGTTGGGCTTGTTGCTGCAATTGTTGATATTGCTGCATGGCCTCGGGCGGCATCTGTTGTTGCGCAATCAAGTCAGCTTTCATTTGTAAGTGCTGCATGATATGCGAATGTATGTTTGCTTGAATCTGAGCGTTCATTTGAACTGGCTGCATGTTCAACAAGTTAACGTGAGATGCAATATGAGCATCATGGTTTTGCTGAATAAATGCTTGCGCTGTTCCGCCCATTAATAAAGTGCTGTTTTCCATTCCAGACTCAATCGGTTTAGGTTGAGTGTCTGGGGGTGGAATCAATAACGCATCAATATTGTCTGTTCCTAACGCAGCATACATTCTGCGATAGGCTTCATACATACCATTTGGACCATGAATCTGCGGATTGGATTGAACCAATTGCATCATTTCTTGAGCCATAATTATTCTTTGGCTAGTAGAGAATATGTCTGGGTTAGAGACAGGGAATACATCCACTTTATCGTCAAAGTCAGCTTGTTTAATTTCCATCTGCCCACCCGATACAGCGTATGGGTAAGATTCTGGCAAGCTTTTAGCAAATATATCTGCTAATAAATTAAATTCTTTCTTTTGACCTGCATGCAAACGCTTATGAATTGCAGATAACACCTTGGTAGATTTTTCTAACAAAGCAACCGTCGTTCCTACAGGTGCTTGCGAATTACCTTCGCCTACATTTATTTCAGCAATAGATGCAAATCGTTGGCCGCTTTGAACCAATAAGCCTAATAAAGAAAGTAAAGTTCCGCTTGGCTCTTTAAATGGTAAAGGTTGAATTGCATCTCGCAAAGATCCTGCGGGTGCATCCACATCTCTAAACTCACCTGGTTGAATCGGAGAATCTTCGTCTCTAATTCTAATACCTCTGGTTTTAAAACCAGCTGGCAAGTTAGCCAAAGTACCAGCATCAATCAATTGTCTAACGATTGAAGTTGAGGCTTTGGATAAACCACCAATCATATGAGTTAAACCAAATCCGTAGAAGCCTAAACCAGGTAAAAACTTAAAGTGAACAAAGTATTCGATTTTATCTTTCATCGGATCGTCTTCTTCAAAGTTTCTACGAATAGATAAAATGTTTTCGCTGTTGCTATCAATCGTTACGATGTAAGGCAGTTTAACTTCTGTATACTCGCCCTCTTCATTTACATCTTCAAAACCTTCAAGGTCTAAATTACAATGAACTTCGTAAAGATTAGAAACTTCACCTGTATCGTAAGATGGTTCCATTCCTTCTAGTTTTTCTATTTCTTCTTTAACACCAGATGTGTTTGATAAATCGCTACCATCACTTATTCTTACGTCTCTATAAAAACCAATTGCTTGAAGTTTTTTCACTTCGTTTTCTGGCATCTTAATGACGTGAGTAATTCTTGGGCAAGATTCTAGGTCGGTTGTATAGTAAGGAACAATTAAATCTTCGGGTGCAACAAACTTAGAAACGGGTCGTTGCAAAGTTTCATCGTAATAAACTTTCTTAAAAGCAGAACCTGCTAAAGGCAAATAGAAAAGCATTTGATCTAAGTCTTCATCGTACTCTTCCATCACGTGAACTATTTGATAGTTCATAAATTCTTTAACACGTTGGGCTTGTTCTTCTACAGCTGAACTATATTCACCAACGACTTGAGTTTTAACTGGGCCTTGCGGGGGTAATAATTCTTTGTAAGCTTGCGCTTGGAACTGAGTCACACTTTCGCCAAGCAACGGATGAATGACACCACTTGCACCCTCAAAAGGTTCAGACCTGCCATCGTCAAACTTCATACCTAGATATTTGAGTCCATCGGTATAAGTTTTTTCCCAATCTTTTCTAGCTGACTTATCGTTTTCTATTGCGGCTGTTAGCTCAATATAAATTTTACTTAGCTCATTTTGAGAAACAACTTCGGCTAAGTTTTCGCTAAAACCAACCGAGCCCATTTCTTCTTCCATTTCGCCCAAAATGACAGAACCGTCTTCTTGAACTTGAACGCCTTCCTCGTCTAAACCTTCTAAGATTTCAATAATTTCATTATCAATATCACTATCAGACCTTTCGGTTGTCATATCTTGCATTTGTTCTGCTTCTTGAGCAGGATCGGGTGTTTGTCTTTCTATTGCCATTAGTAATAAACTCTCTGTCTAGGTTCGCGTTCTTCGTCCTCGTAATCACTATCTAAAGAAACAAATCCGCCTTCGCGGAATCGCATCAACGCTTGAGTCATAGTATCACATAAATCATCGTGAGCTCCAAACGGAAATGATGCACATTCTTCAATCATATCCTCGGCAAATGCCATATTCGGAGCATAAACCATACCAGATTCAAAGATGGGAGCAACCGAGTGCATTCTTGTTGTTTTATCATGACCTCTGGTCGGCGAGTAATTAACCACAGGTATGCCCATTCGTCTGAGCTCATGAGTGAGTGGCGTGCCACTTGCTTTGGCTTCAATCAATACCATATCGGTTTCCCAATATTGATACTCGCGCATCGCTATTTCTTTAAGCTCGGGGAAGTCCCATCTGCCTTTTTGGCAATCCAATAATATGACGCAATCG